GTTTTGTACCATACCTTTATCGTGCATGGTTGAATTTAGATATACACCGCCATATCTAGTCAACGCTGTTGCAAATGACTGGTTAAAATTTAAATCTAAGTTCACGATTTGGTCATTTAATCCGGTAAAAATGTAATTATACTTTTTCTTCAATAGCCCTTTGTCATAATATGTCTTGAGTCTTGCTGCCGTAATTGCGGGAGTCACACCCGTTGTCTGAAATACATTAGCGTCAAGGATGCCCATATCATACGCAATCACAAATATTGTATGTTCTACAGCGTTATCGTTTCTTCTTTTATCAAACTCAAGAGGGCGAGTTTCTGTTATAATGCGCCAAAACTGTTTCATTTGACTATGTTCTGCAGCAATTGGCGCACCTCCTGCACCAGGCGTTGTTGCTCCCAACATCTTTGTTTGATATTCCTCAGTATGTGCTAATAATGTGTCAATAATTTTATCAATGCCAGTGCCCGTTAAAAAGTTAGCAGTTTTCCCATCAAATTCTTTAAAGGAATTGCCCCTAGCAGAATCTGCATTCCATTTTTCTTTTTTAATATGATACCCTGCAATTAGCGGATCTATTACAAATTTATAAATATCAGGTTTTCCATAGTTGTCAATTAATTTTAATATCTGATCTTTTGCAATTTTATCAGAAAGTTCGTTTATCGCACTTTGGAAAGTATCTATATTAGCCAAAGATATATTATGCTCAATAGAAAAATGAGAGTTAGCTTGTGCTAGTTCATTATATAGTATACCCGAAAATTCGTATCGAGTCCCAACATTGGTTACATTTGCTTTTATATCTGTTATCTTCATTGGCCATAACCAGCGCATATTACCTAACGCACTAGGCGACCCGTCGGCATCCGAATTTGATGTTGCAGGATCTCTTCCTCGAAATTCTAGTTGCAAATATAACGGCATAACATTCCAGTTGCCAACACCCAATTCGATTGACTGGTAATACATGTTATCTAATAATCCAGCACCGGAAGGCTCAACAATTTCAAATTTAACGTTTGTCATTGTTCCTGTACCGGATTGCACAGATGGTACTGCAACAGAATCTAATTCTATTTTGTCAATTGTTAAATCTGAAACTCCGCTTTCTGCAATAACAACCTGCGATGCATTGTTTAATAAATTATCATTTCCCGAATCTGTAGTTGATACCATAAACAACTTAAAATGATATGTAACTGCATCGTAATTATCTAATAAATTTGACTGGAACGCTAGTTTAATTTTTTCACCAGGTGTTGGGTTAGAAACAACATTATTTGCTTGGTGCTCGTACCGATTTAATCTCGCAGTCTCTGCTGTAGATTGATTGGGCGTAGGTACAATAGGTCCGCCTCGAAATGATACGGTAGTAGTAGGATTAGGTGCATAACGCCCAAAGCTTGATCCGGTAGTTGCCATATTATTGTTTTAAAATATTTACAGGAATATAAATTTCTAACCCTGAAACAAAGTCCTGTATTGGATCGTTAATTAAATCTGGATTTCTAACAGCAAACACCCACCACAATCTTGGGGTACCATACTCTGCATTACTTAATAAGTCTGGTCGTTGATCATAGGCTGGCGGGATTTTAATAATTTTATCAAAATCACTTTTAGGAACATTTCTGCTTACCATGATATCTAAATACCAATCTTTTATTGGCGTACTTAGATATTGACTTGTATCCTTTGAATTGCTGGCCATTAAATATAACCCTTATCGTATAATTTACCTGATCTAAAATCGTCAAGATTAAATTTATTTCTGAGATCAATTGGTATATATTGTGTGTCAAGTTCAAGAGACACTTTTAAATGAGTTGGTACATATGTATACCCGCCCGTCGCTGCTGCTGGGAGATTAACTCTTTTATTTTCAACAATTGCTGTTTTTGCACCATATGCAGATGTATTTACTGGTACATAATCAACATTAGCTTCGTATGTATAATCAAAGTTTTTTACAACAACAGGAACTTTATTAAATTGATACTGCCCAAGATAGTTAAAAATTAACACTGGTGGCGGTGTACCGGCCTTATTATATGGATTAATACCAAAATAAGATTTTGTTACTGCACGGAAAAAGTGAATAACTGCTAATAAATACAATGCCTCACTATCGGATTGAGCAGTAAATTCGGCTGCAATACTAATTGGTTTTGGATATGATCTTACGTAGGCATTATATCCATAAATAGAATGAATAAAGCTTGTTGGATCATATGCTACTGTATTACCTGTAGAGACAGACGGAGTATAAGGAAATAGGATACCGTTAGTTGAGTATAGCGGAAATAAAATATTACTACTATCTCGTGGGCCTAAAATGTCGGCCGAAGCGTTAGGTGATTTTGGCTGCAATCTTGCTCTAAAATCTTGTTGTGGCATATATTAGTAGTCTCCTATTTACTTATTTATCTTAATAATAAACGGCTACTTTTATAACGAAATTCTTGACTTCTTAGTAAAAGAAAAGTATAATAACTAAAACCTTGTTTAGGAGAAACTTAATGACAGAATTTGACGATATGGATGATGCGGAAATGCTAGAAGAAATGGACGACGAGGTAATTGAGCCCGTTACATCTGTATTCCCAGCTAAGAAAATAAATTACCTAAACAATAAAGACATGTTAAAGGAAATTCATAAAAGTAAAAATACATTTTGCGAATACATTGATCCTAAATACAGCGACTACGATATTATCGTTGAAGACTTAAATGATATTTTTTTTCCAGAGACGATTGATAAAGCCAAATCGGCTAGAGCAGTTCGATTAGCGAATATTGCGTATGAAACAGCATTATTAGCAGCTGGAGTTGTCACCAAAGCCGATAAACCACGTTTAGCCGAATACAAAATTAAACCTGACACAATTTCTCAGGATGATTTAGTTTTTCGTGTATTAGGTTTTGAGCATATCCCTCTTGCCCCAGGTCGTAAAAAGAATCCAAAATCTACAGCTGATAGTTATGTTAAATTAAATTTTTATCCGTTTAAGCATTATATTATTGAAGATAATAAAGCAGTAGAAGTAGGTCGTAGTCATACTAAAAAAGGAAAATTTAGTTCTGAACACGGGTCTATTACAAATAAACTTGCAAAGATGTTTATTTTGATGGTTAATAAATACGGGCAGCGCGGCAACTGGCGGGGATATTGTGTAGATTCCGAAACAGAGGCACTAACAAAACGTGGATGGTTAAATGTTGATCAAATCAACGAAGCTGATACAATATTGTCTTATAGCGACAGCGATCTAAAATGGTCTACTATTAAATTAATTTATCGCGGCGAATTTAACGGTCTTATGCATAAAATTACTAATAAAAGTGGTAATATAGATTCTTTAATTACACCAAATCATAAGATAGTTACAGAACGAGGGTTAATACCTATTGAATTACTATTAGAGTCTGACAAAATTGTACTAATGGGCAATGCCGAAAATAATACAAATAAGACTCACTCCGATGATTTTGTAGAATTAGCAGGATGGATAGTAACAGAAGGATGTTACGAAAATGATAAAGACGGCAAACTCAAATCTATTAGGATTTATCAGAACCCTGGTGCAAAAGCCGACCGTATCAGACAATGTATTACAAATTTAGGATACACGTTCACAGAAAGTGTTAGATCTAAGATAGGATGTAATGACAACATTTGTTTTCATATTTTTAGAGAATATGCACTGAACATACAAAAAACTTTTCCTACAAAAAATTTAACAATGGAATTTATTGTATCCTTAACAACAGATCAGCGCGAATTACTAATTAATACAATGGTCAACGGCGATGGCTGGAGGTCTGGTGTAAATAAACAACATATGAGATATGTACAAAAAGATAAAGACCATATTGATCTTTTTCAGGCATTGTGTGCAATTTCTGGAAAAAGATCAAATATACATTTTAAAAATCATATATCATACGGTAAACAAGTTAATTATTATACAATGAATATTTTTTCTAAAAGAAAAAATAGAACAAATGGTTCATGTTTAGATTTAAACGGTGGAAAACGCAATGGAAAAATGCATTACGGTCAAGGGAAGCATACTCACCCTAATGAACCTACTACACAGTATAGTGGTATGGTATGGTGCCCCGAGACCGAATATGGAAGTTTTGTAGCCAGACGCAATGGGACTATTTATTTAACCGGCAATACATATCTAGATGAAATGAAAGGGCAGGCGCTGTTGCAACTTTCGCAAATGGGTTTACAGTTTGATGAGTATAAATCAGACAATCCATTTTCTTATTATACGGCAAGTGTGTCTAACAGCTTCACTCGTGTATTTAATTTAGAAAAAAGAAATCAAGATTTGCGAGATGATTTACTGATCGATAGCGGTGCAAGCCCAAGCTTCTCACGCCAATTAGCACTAGAAAACGAAATTAGACACTTACGAGAAGATGCACAGGAAGCAGCAAAAGATGAACCACATTAAATAGGTAATCACGATCTTATGTGATAAATATTTGTATGGGCAAAACTACAAAATCTAAATCTGAATACACAATTGAGGAATCTATTAATAGATTCCTCAATTTAAAGGTGGTGACAGAAATTATAAAAGACAAGAAGTTAAATGATCATAACAAACAAGAATTAGAAAAGTTCTTTAATGTATTTCATTATTCTAAATGTTATGATCAGATATGTAAAAATCTATCATACTTTATAAAATACGATCTAGATGATTTCTATAATAGATTAAATAAATTAAGGACACTTAATAAAAATTCCAAAGCATGGTATATAACCCAAATGGGCGAAATAGGGGAAGAAATTTTTAACTTAAAATATATAAACAATCTCCATATGCAACAGAAAATACCAGGGTTTGGAACTAGTAAATCTGCTATAGAATTTTTTAAGCACGTCGACGAAATATTAAAAGAACATAATATAGAGTGTAGGCCTATTTATTATAACGGTAATGATAAATCTTCCGAGTTTAGAATACGCGATAATAACAATAAATGGTTTTGTTATGATTATACTATTAAAGAATTAAATCTTATAATTGAGTACCACGGCGAGCACTGCCATCCTAATAAAAATATGTCTGCAGCACATTGGGCAAATTGGCGCCACGCTTTTACAAAAGAATCTGCAGATATCGTATTTAATAAAGATTTACATAAACAAGAATTGGCGACTAATAACGGATTTAATTATGTACTTATATGGCATTCGGACAGTAAGAAAGAAAATCTGCAAAAGATAAAATGTATAATTACAGATTCTCACTATGACGGAGATCTTAGAAAAACAAAATTAAATTTTATTATAACTACACCCGATAATATAGAAGTAAAGGGTAAATTACTCGACTTGCGTAATACATATAATATCTCTGAATATAAAGCAAGACTAATGTTAAACAACAAACTCGAATCGTATAATGGGTTTAAAATAAGGAAAATATATGAACCTATTTAAAAAAGCAATAGTTTTCACAGATTGTCATTTTGGGCTGCGTCATAATTCAAAAGATCATAATCAAGATATTATAGATTTTATGAATTGGATGGTGTCTATATCAATGCAAAAAGATATCGAAACTTGCATATTTATGGGTGATTATCATCATCATAGAAATAGTATTAATGCCCAAACACAGGATTACATGCTGCAAGGGATGCAGATATTAAACGACTCATTTAAACATACATATTTTATAGTAGGCAACCATGATCTTTATTTTAGAGAGAACAGGACAATAACATCATCGAAATTTGTAAGCCTATTTCCTAATATTACTCTCATAGATAAAATTACCAACATAGGTGATGTTGCATTCATCCCATGGCTTGTTGAAGAAGAGTGGAAAACAGTTTCAAAAATTAAAACCAAGTATATATTTGGACATTTAGAGCTGCCCGGATTTAAAATGAATGCATCGGTCTTAATGCCTGATCACGGAGAATTAAACTCTACACACTTTGAACATCAGGAATTAGTATTTTCTGGGCATTTTCATAAACGTCAGGAAAAGGGTAAAGTGCATTATATAGGTAATCCTTTTGGTCATAACTATGCTGATGTATGGGATTTTGATCGCGGTGCAATGTGTTTAGAGTGGAATGGAACACCAGAATATATTAATTACGAAGGTGGTCCGCGATTTATCAGCATTAACCTATCAGCATTACTTGCTAACCCAGATATATATCTTAAACCAAAAACATATTTGCAAGTTGTATTAGACATCGATATTACATACGAAGAAGCGTCGTTTTTACGCGAGACATTTATGGAACAATACGATGTTCGCGAATTTAAATTAGTTCGAAATTCTGATGAGGATATTAACAAAGATTTTAGTAGTAATATCACATTTCAGACAGTTGATCAAATTGTTGTTGCGCAGCTAGCCAATATTGAAAGCGATACATACGATACGGCAAAGCTAATAGAAATATACGATAGGTTATAAAACATGCTCACATTAAATAGTTTAACAATCAGAAATTTTATGAGTATTGGAAATATATCTCAATCTATTAATTTTAGCAAAGATGATTTAGTTTTAGTGCTTGGAGAAAATTTAGACTTAGGTGGAAACGATAATCGTAATGGTGTAGGTAAATCTTCAATTGTTAATGCACTAAGTTACGCACTGTTTGGTGCTGCATTAACGAATATCAGAAAAGATAATCTTATAAATGCGTCTAACATGAAGAATATGTTAGTAACACTAAAATTTGACATAGATGGAAAAGGGTATACTATTGAGCGTGGTAGAAAACCTAATATTTTTAAGTTTATTGAAGACGGTATTGATATTGATGACGAAGCAATTATTGCTGATACTGACGAATCTCAGGGCGAAGGGCGACATACACAAGAGGAAATAGTAAGAACTATTGGAATTACACACGATATGTTTAAACACATTCTCGCGTTAAATACATATGTTGAACCATTTCTTGCTTTGCGAACTAATGACCAAAGAGTTATCATTGAGCAACTACTTGGTATTACTAAGCTGTCTGAAAAAGCAGAAAAACTTAAAGAAGAATCAAGGATTACAAAAGACGAAATTAAAGATGAAGAGCTTCGCATTTCAGCAACATCATCTGCTAACAAAAGAATTGAGCAAAATATTTCAACTCTTGAATTAAAAATGTCTTCGTGGTTACTTAACAAGGACAAAAAAGTAAAAGAGTTACAAGAAGCAATTATGCAATTTATGGCGGTGGATATTGATGCAGAAATTTCTTTACATAAATCTAAAAAAGAAGTAGATGATTTAAATGTTGAATACAGGTCGCTGACAAAGGAACTTTCTAATTTAGACAAAGATATAGCATCATCTACAAAATCTTTGCTTAGGCTTGATAAAGTGCTGCTAACATCTGTTGAAAAAATTTGCCCTACGTGTAGTCAAGAAATGGACAAAGACACTCACGAGCAAGTTCATTCGGAGTATTTAGAGCAGCAAAAAGATGAAAAACTAAAATTGTCTGAAAAAATTACAAAACAACAAGAAGCTAGCTCTCTTGCTGAGACAGTTAAATCC